TTTGGAACCATTTACCAGAGTTGCAGTGCATTTGCGACCATGGAGGCACTTGTACCTACTGTAGCGAAGCTCCTAAGATTGAACGAACTTATGTTCTCTTGGGTACCGTCGGCATGTTGAAACAACCTGTGAAATCCGCGAGGAACCTGGCCGATTGTGTCGTTTCACGCATCTTAAAGGATCCGACTGGTGGTCTGTTGAAGACACCAGAACGAGAAGAATCATTTTACACATGGGTCAAGCTGAAAACAACCTCAGCGTCAATGCAATTTCTCGACATGATGGAAGCAATTCAATTTTCAAATTTGGATTTACCCTCTGTTGAAGAATGTGCGGCAATGATGTCTGGACTAAAAGGAAAGTTGTTGAATGCTACACACGCACTTCTTAACATGACTACTATTAAACCAAGGAAAACAGTCAATGTTAAGTGGAACGAGCACATAAAAGACGGGACTCCAGAAAGTCCAGATCTGAAAAGTCGTGCCGTTTCGGCTATGTCGAATGATTGTCAAGAAGTTGATCAACCAATAATCAGAATGCTCACGCATGATGCCAAGGAAACTTTCGACGGGTCAACCGTCACCGAAATCAAAACCGTGTCTGGTAATACAGAGCGAGTAAGATTCGTCATTTCAAATGGGGATCTGAAAGCCGCCAACGGATACGGAACATTGATGGAAGAATCCTCAGAAGCAGTAGTTGTCGTTTCATGCGATGACACCGTGGGCACCCGAGGTGATTCAAAGCATCCGACGTTTTCAGCTATGAAGCAATACTTCGAAGCTGATTACTCTGCTTATGACCAATCACAACTATTCTGGATGTGGTCAACTCTTCTTACGTGGTTATCATCCATCCTTCCTCCCGACCTTTTTGAGATTATCAAAGCTAGTATTTTGACTCAAACCTCTATGCCATTTAAAGCCAAAGTGAGGGGATTTTCAATCAAAGGCCAGAGCCATGTTCAAATGCCAACAGGTGCTTCTTTTACCTCCATTTTTGGATCGCTCCACAATTTCATGTTGTGGGTTTTAGCAATTCATTTGGAGCTGCCAATAACGGAAGCATGCAAGTTGGTTGGCGTCACAATAAAACTCCAAGAGAGTGATGATCTCAAAGATGTCACTTTCCTCAGAGGATTTTGGGCGCTGAACAAGAGCAATGAACGAGTCTGGACAAACATGCCTAGTTTGTCATTAAAGATCGGCAAGATACTCGTTGACCCCAGTATCTTGGCAAAGAAGTCATTAGAACGACCAGATCCAGTGTTAGCCGCACACACAGTGTGGTGGGCTATGATGCAATCAGTAAAAGTACCATATGATTACCCGATTTTAGGAGCAATGCGAGCAAAATCTGAGACACTACCGCGGGCAGAACTCAGTGATGCTACGGCTGCCCACATTATAGATAACCCTTACATATCTGAAAATGCTCGATATAAGATGATGTCTGACTCTGAAGTTACTAGACAGAGTGTATTAGATTTCATGCTTACGAGATACAACATTACAGAGACTGAAGTTGTTCTAGCCGAAATGCGCATAATGGTAGTACCACGCCTGCCGTGCATGTTGTTTGACCCCTTGTACCTCAAAATGAAAGAAAGGGATTACACATAAATTGTATGTGTGACGGGTGATTCCTGTGAACAATCTGATTTGTTAAGAACACGACTAGCGACGTAACCGTAGCCTCACTAAACGGTGTGGGGCGCCCGCACACAAGAAACTTAATAAAAGCTTATGCCAAAAACAAAGAATTCAAAATCTACTAACGGAAGTATCCGTAGAAACAATCGTAGTCGTGGGAAACCAGGATCCAGAAAACCAGCAAGACGTGCGCCGAACAATTCAGGCAAACGTTGGTACTTCGGGGCTGATAATGTAGGCCTCGGACCATTACAACTTGGCAAAGTTGGAATGGGCTCAGGCACCAAACCCAGAGCAGTGAGATCCGAAGACGGCATGTTAACCAATGTCGACCACAACAATAGATCAGAACATTCACGCTTCAGCAGGACTGAAGTGATTGGACTGATCGCCGGATCAACCGGTTTTGCCTCTAGAGAGTATCAGATCAACCCAGGAAACGCAACCTTGTTTCCTTGGTTATCTAAGATAGCCAGTCTCTATGAGAAGTACAAGTTCCACAACCTTCATTTCAGATTCGAGAGCCTTGGATCTGGATTTGCAGCCGCAAACGAGTCAGGTCGTTGCGTGATGGTCTGTGACTACAATGTCCAGTCTGCAAATTTGGTGTCAGCAGCTGATGCCCAGATGAAAGAACCCAATGTACCTTTCAGACCGTATGAAAATGCAGTCTTGAGATTAGACCCAAACCAGTTGAACCCAGAAGACAAGTACTTGCGAGGACCAAGTTATCCAGCCGGAGGAGATCCAAAATCCTTTGACGGCGGGAAATTTTTCTTCGTAACGGATGGAACGCCAAATGCCAATTCCATCGGAAACCTCTTCGTTGACTATGACGTAGAATTGTTTAACCCACAGTTAGCAGAAATTGCAATTCCTCAAACCATCTACACTATCTCTCAGAGAACGTCAGATGCGTCAGTTCCCTATCTGTCAACGGTCGACACAATGGCTCCGTTCGCAGCTGGGCCGACTCCTGCAGAAGGAGGATTACCTATCACCTATGGAAGTGGTGGAGTTTGGACTATGCCTGCAGGCAACTTTGAGATTGCTTGCAGTATGGTCATAGACTTCAGTGCTGCCAGTGGTTCGGAGATGTACTTAGGATACAAGAAGGACGGCGGTGCATTTGTTGAAATGCAAAGATTCAAAGGAGCAGCAAGCCACAGCTCTATTAGCCAATCTTTTTCAACATTTTTGCAATTTGACCAGGATGAAACATTCAGCATCTATTTGAGAGTCGTCATGCCATCAGGCACGGCGAATGCAACAGCAAACTCAACTTGCAGAGTGGCGTTGGTAGGATAAGCAGTGTGCGTTTGGGGTAGGATCCCCAGCAGAAAAACCTTGAGACAACAAGTTAAACCCCC